AGACAGAAGCTGAAGCTTTGTTCCTTAGACAGGACTCTTCAGAAACTATCGCTAGTGGAGTTTCATGGTCTAACTCAGATACAAAGGTAGCTACTACAGCTGCTATTAACGCTCGTATTGTTGACCTTATTGATGATGTTGGTGGTTTTATAGCTATAGCTAATCAAACAAGTTTTCCAACTTCAAACCCACAAGGGTCAGCAGGGCAGGCAGCTATCTTAAGTATAGGTTCTGCAACAGCTACACTAACACCTAGCGGTACAACAGTTACGATAGCAAACGGTGCGGGATCAGGAAACACAGTTACAATTACTGGTGTCCCTTCTACCATACCTACGGGCTTTGGATTTTTGGTAGAGTCTACAAACACACTACATACATACTCATTTCATAGACTTGTACCAAAAGCTACAGAGGTTACAACAGTTGCATCAAACGTAGTTAACATCTCAGCTGCCGGAGCTAATGTAACAAGTATAGATAACTTCGCAGATAGATACCAAATTAGTGCTTCTGCACCAACAGCTAGACCTGATAATGCATCTTTAGTTAACGGTGACTTATGGTTTGATAGTTCATCTAACAAAGTTATGATGGTCTATGATAGTAGCTCAGGAGACGGATTTAGTCCTATCACACCTAACGCGTCTGATTTAACAAACATAAATATAGTTGCTGGTCAGATAACATTTTCAGAAGATCTAGGTCTTATAACTAACGCGGTTAACACAGGATCAGGTAACAACTCTGTTAACACAGTTGCAAGTAACATAACTAACGTTAATACTGCTGCAACAAATATTGCAAAAATAACTACTGTTGCTGATGATCTTAACGAAGGTACTTCTGAAATAGACACAGTTGCAACTAATATTGCAAACGTAAATACTGTTGGAAATAATATTTCTAATGTAAATACAGTTGCAGGCGTATCTTCAAACGTAACTACAGTTGCAGGCATATCGTCTAATGTAACAACAGTGGCCGGTAAAGCAACAGAGATAGGAAGACTAGGAACTGCTGATGCAGTAGCTGACATGAATACCTTGGGTACAACAGCAATCGTATCTGATCTGGATACATTAGCTGATATCTCAAGCGATATATCAACAGTTGCAGGCGTTAGCTCTAACGTAACAACAGTATCTGGTATAGCATCTAACGTAACAACAGTTGCTGGAATATCTGCAAACGTAACAACAGTTGCTAATAACAACTCTAATGTTACTGCTGTAGCTGATAACTCAAGCAATATCAATAGTGCAGTTGCTAACGCACCTAATATTAATGCTGCTGTTTCTAACTCGTCAAATATTAATAGTGCAGCATCTAATGCTACAAATATAAATACTGTTGCAGCTAATATTACAAATATTGACACATTTGCTAATAGATATCGTATAGCAAGTTCTGCACCTACAACTGGTTTAGATCAAGGGGACTTATACTTTGATACTACATCTAATGAGTTAAGAGTATATAATGGTTCAGCTTGGCAGGGTGGTGTTACAGCCACAGGTAACTTGCCTAGTAATGGTGCTAACACATTTACCGGCGACCAGACAGTTAACGCAAACATTATTGTATCAGGAACAGTCGACGGTAGAGACGTAGCAACTGATGGCTCAAAACTAGACGGTATAGAATCCGGAGCTACCGCAGATCAATCTAACTCAGAAATAAAGACAGCGTATGAAGCTAACAGTAATACAAATGCTTTTACTGATGCCTTACTTTCTAAATTAAATGCAATAGAAACCGCAGCTACAGCCGATCAAACTGCAAGCGAGATAGTCTCACTTATATCTGGTCAAACTATTGCACCTAATGTAATAACAACAACGAACTTAACTCTTGACTTCGGATCAATCGCATAATGGCAAAATTATTAAAACTAAGACGAGGAACAACCTCGCAACATAGCAGCTTTACCGGAGCCGAAGGTGAAGTCACTATAGATACCACCAAAGATACAGCCGTCGTACATGACGGTTCTACATCAGGCGGCACACCACTAGCTAAAGAAGATATGTCAAACGTATCTTCATCAACTATCGCGGGTAGATTAGGCGCAGACTCTATAGCAACATCTAAGATTGCAGCTGGAGCTTTACCAACAGACGTAACCGTAGCTAGTGCAAACATAGTAGACGGCACGATTGTAAACGCAGACGTTAACGCATCTGCTGCGATAGCTGGTACAAAAATATCTCCTAACTTTGGTAGTCAAACTATAACTACTACAGGTAAAGTTCTATTTGCGAACGTATACAGCAATGAAGGTGACTTACCTAGTGCAAGTACTTATCATGGTATGTTTGCTCATGTACACGGTACAGGGGCTGCTTACTTTTCACATGCTGGTGCTTGGATTAAATTAGCTCCGCTAAATGCACCTAGTTTTACAGGCGGCATTGGCGTAACAGGAAACATCACAGTATCAGGAACAGTTGATGGTAGAGACGTAGCATCTGACGGTAGTAAATTAGATGGAATTGAATCTGGAGCTACTGCCGATCAAACTAAATCAGATATTGATGGACTTAACATTAATGCTGACCAATTAGATGGACAGCATGGTTCGTACTATCAAAACGCATCTAACTTAAATGCTGGAACAGTAAGCGCATCTAGATTAGACGCTGCTACAACTCAATCGGCTGGAAATAACACAACTAAAATTGCTACAACAGCATTTGTTTCTACAGCAATATCAAACCTAATTGACTCTAGCCCTAGTGCATTAAATACATTAAACGAGCTGGCAGCAGCTTTAGGTGATGATGCAAACTTTGCTGCAACTACAGCCACCTCTCTAGGTACTAAACTACCTAAGTCTGGTGGAGAGATGACAGGTAATATAACTTTTTCTGGTAGCCAAACAGTTGATGGTAGGGACTTATCTTCTGACGGTAGTAAATTAGATGGTATCGAGTCAGGAGCTACTGCTGACCAAACCGCTGCCGAAATAAGAACTCTTGTAGAATCAGCGTCTGACAGTAATGTGTTTACTAACGCTGACCATAGTAAGTTAAATGGTATAGAATCTGGTGCTACTGCTGACCAGTCAGCTAGTGAGATACTCAACTTAATTAAAACAGTTGATGGTTCTGGTTCTGGACTAGATGCTGATACTTTAGATGGTCTGTCACCAAGCGTGAGTGCTGGAAATAATACTATTGTTCAAAGACATTCTGCTGGTTATATATTCGCTAACTACTTCAATACAACTCCAAACGATGTAAGTAGTGGAGTTACAAAAGTCTGTGTAGAAACAGGCAACGATGGGTATATAAGACATGGTGATGCTGGTTCAATCAGGTCGTTTATAAACGTAGAAAACGGTGCAACTGCTGACCAATCAGGTTCTGAAATAGCGTCTGCACTTAATGGTCAAAACATTTATACAAACGGATATATAGGTCTAGACTCTAACGACTATATTGGGTGGTCAAACAACAGTTATATGAATATTGTTGTTTCTGGAAATAATAGATTTAGATTTGAGTCTGATGGCGACTTGCATGCAGACGGAGACGTTATAGCTTATTCAACTACAACCAGTTCTGACGAGAGACTTAAAAAAGATATAACACAGATAGAAGATGCAGTAGAAAAATGTGAACGTCTAAGAGGTGTTACTTTTACATGGAAAAAAGATGACAAGAAAAGTGCGGGTGTTTTAGCCCAAGAGGTGCAGAAAGTGCTTCCGGAGGCTGTAAAAACAGTTACTGATCTAAACTCTGATGACGAGCATTTAGGAGTAAATTATAACGCTTTGGTTCCTATCTTAATTGAAGCAGTAAAAGAATTAAGTAAAAGATTAGTTCTATTGGAGGCACAAGAATAATGGGTTTACAAAGCTCAGGGCAAATTTCATTAAATAATATAGCTACAGAGTATGGTGGTTCACAACCCCACCAACTCTCTGAATATTATTCAAAAGGTAATGCTCCATCATCTGGAGAAATACAAATAGCTGCTGACTTTTATGGCACTTCAAACATAGTAACTGAAAACGCTTACAGCAACAACTTCCAGATACTCGTAGGACATAGAGGTGCAAGTCAGGTAATATGGGATGATGGAAATTATTATCGCTATAAAGTTAGTGATGAAGGAGTTCATAGATCTAGAGGAGCTATGGCTAACAGCTTCCGTTTCTATTACCAAATGGAATACGATGAAGACTATAATGTAATAGGTCAAGTTAAATCTAACTGTCCTTTTCCAGCACACAACGGAACTCTTGGCGGTTGGAGGTACTTCCTCAAAAGAGGAGAAAATGCTATATATTCATATAACGCTAATAATGGTGGTTTTGTGTTTAGGGCTCATAGAACTACAAGTAGCTCTTACCCTTATTGATGGAGATACCTACCTTTCCTACAATACAAACCCCGTCAATACCTCTCCCTACAGCAGATGTTCCATCCTACATACCGTTGGTTGTACCTCCGAGCGATCTTCGCGAACCAGAAGGGACACAACCAGCAGAAACCAAAGAGGTGCAGCCTCAAACAAGAAAGTTAGATATACCTATCA